CAAGTCAAACTATACCCGATCCTGCAAATCCAGGACAGACTTTACCAAATCCTGCCTATACCACTTTTGCCGCTAATCCTGCTAATGCCGCTAAGATAGCCAAGGTAACCGAAGTAACTGGAAAAATGAATGCCGCTGCCGCAGACATGACTACAAAATTTGCAGAGATAGAAACTGCACAGGCTTCGGCAGTCACGGGAGGAATGGCTGATTTGAAAGCATTTGCATTTGCCGCACAATTGAGTCAACCAGCAACAGGTTTTAAAGCAACAATACAAAACTTTACACTAAACAAAGATGCCTTTGATCCAACAAATATTTCAAAAACGTTTGCCACAGCAAGCAAACTAGGTCCAAGTATCGATACTAGTCTTTACAAAAGTACCAAAGATGAAGACCTTACTTATACAGGCGATGATGGTATTGTATGGGACAGAGTTAATGCTGAACGTCTGCGCCGTAGTCTATCAGGATTGCCAACACCCCGTCCCAAAGAGCCACCATTAGTGCCAGCAGGACCAACTCCGCCAAAAGATCCTGAAACAGTTATCAAAACTGCAAAAATAGTTGATCCCGATGCTGTCACTGCGACTAAAGCAACCGCTACTAAAAAGAAAGCAGTGTTTGATAAAGAGTTAGATGAAAAAATCTATAACCCGTTTGTCAAAGAGTATTATAAAATTTTAACTCTTTGGGACACAGATAGAATGCAATTAGAAAAGCAAGTACTAGCCTCAAGTACAACTGAGTGGGTAGGAGATGCCGCTGATTTCAATAAAATCAAAACTGAATACAAAAGAATTATAGAAGAAAAGCCCGACGCATCAACTCGCACAGCCGAAGAAAACCTTATTGTTAAACAACGAAATTATTATAGAGGTTTATCTGAGCAGTATTCTGAACTGTTTAAAAGATATTCTTGGTCCAGCGGTCGATTTAAAGAAGTGGCCACGCAATATGCAATCGTACGTGAAGCATTTATGGCTAGTAAAACATTTGGAGATTTGGCGCCGTCTACTGAATCTGCTATAATGGCAAATGTGCCAAACGAGTGGAAGAAGTATGTCGGTGAAGTATATAAGTCTTATGCTGAGTTTGCCAAAGCAAACCCAGACAAAGATAAGCCACCTACTGCTTAACTTACAATTTTGATACTGGAAGTGGATTCCAAGTATTGATCAGCCGCTGGCTTCATTGTAGGTGCAATTACTGTAATGGTACTCTTGTTCAAAGAGATTACTTTGTCTTGTTCTACAGTAAACAAGTATGGCACCATAGCAAGTCCGTTAGGCCCCGCTGTAAGCACCATGGTTTTAGATAGTTTTACAAACGTATCTGTTTCTGTGTCTAGTCGTGCAACTAGTTCTTCTCCTGAAGTAAGTTTGATTGTTACAACTTCTCCAGAACTTACGCCTTTATCGATTAACATTTAAATAGTCCTTTGATTTCTAATAGTGAAATTACACTTGCACTAGTATAACTGCGTTGAATTAAAAAGTCAATGGTATCCAGCATTTCTTTTTCATTAATTTTTTCAACAGGTCCTTCATCTTTGCTGTTCCAAAGATATGCAGGATTCAACAGTGTGTGTCTAACTTTGGTTGGGCTAATCAAAATTCTTTCGTTCCAGTCAAACAAATCTCGCTTGCTATGTCCGGTCTGATGAAATCTCCAACTCATACTACCAATGGTTATAAAATATGTACTCAAGCCTTCGAAGTCATGACTTCGATACATAGCAGTCAGTAATTTATTTTGATTTGAGTCTGGAAGGCAATTGACAACAACATCGTAGTTCATGCTCATTGCCACTGCTTCATTGAGTTTTTCTGGAATAGGAAATCCAACACTGGTGCTGATATTGTCAGCATTGTATTTTTCTACTATGGATTTTCCTAGGCCTGATGAGCCGCCCACGACTAGTATTTTCATTATCGAATAAGACCGTGAACTTCTCTTAATCCGCCCACATACTTGCCGTCGATAAACAACGCTGGCATTTCCAAAGTTGCATTGGGGTCAGCAGCCACAAGTTGGTCTACAGTATATCCTTGACCTATACATTTTTCCACAAACGGGGTATTTGTTCTATTTAGGTGCAATATTGCTTCCCGGCAATATGCATCGCCTTCCCTGGTCCATAATACTATATTCATGATAGTTTAGCCTTTAGTTCTGTAAAACCACCGATCAGTTCCTCACCTAGAAAAATCTGTGGTACTGTACGTGCTGTTGGCACTGCTTCTAATAAATCTTCTTTTGAATAACCGTCACCGATTTTCTTTTCTTCAAAAGGTATACCCTTCATCTTTAACAATGCCTTTGCTTGATCGCAATAAGGACAGTTGTATTTGCTCCATACTGTTGCTTTCATTTCTTTCCTTGATTATAAACTTGGTAATTCTTCGTAGTCAATGGCATCACTCATAACACCAATGACATAATTTGTGCTTTCATTTTCTTGTAATGCAGTTTGTTTCTTACTGGTATCAGTGTGTTTATTAAACCACGGGATCGGAGTTGATTTAGGAGCAGTGGCTTGATACTTGATACCTATTTCTTTCAATGCGCCTGTTGCAGTGTAGTCAACAAAGTCGCTGAGAATAGGAGCATTGAGTCCAATCACCGGACCCTTTTTAAACAAGTATTCAGCCCACTCTTTTTCTTCTCTAATCACATCTTTATATAGTTGATACACTTCTGCCTCACAGTCCACCTTGGCTTGTGCAAAGCGTGGATCTTCTTTGACCACTTGATTAATCAAGAAGGCCGTCCAACCTTTGTGTAGCAGTTCGTCTTGCAGAATCAAACTGATGATGTTGCCATTGCCGATAAAGATCTTGTTTTCTACCATGGCCAAACTTGTGGCAAATGATACCATGAAGCGTAGTGCTTCCAGTGCATAACTAGCATTCAATGCCAGCCAGATTGCCTTGACGTGCGTATATTCATTGATCTTTTCGCCTGCCTCTTTACGACAGTTGATCATATGAAGGTCGTCATAGTACTTGCCTACACTTGACGCCATTTCGACAATTTCTTTTGTGTCGTGAATGGTAGCAAAAATTTCTTTAGGCACATTATAGATGTTGCGTATGATGTGACTGTAACTGCGACTATGGATGTTGGTTTCAAAGAATGTCCAGTTGTAGACCAGTGCTTCTAGTTCTGGAAGACTTATGACCGGAGTAAAGATTTGACTTGGGCCGCGACCTTGCAAACTGTCAAGAGCAGTTTGCCTAAGCAGGTTACTAGTGAAGATATGTTTGACAGCATCGCTGGCTTCCTTAAAATCGTTGGCGTCCTTGGTAAGACTGATCTCTTCCGGAACCCAAAAGAAACCTCTAGCAGTTTTTTCAAAGTCTGAAATCTTATTGTACTTGACTTCTTCGAAACGTTGAATGGTAACTGGGCCTGCTGGATCCAGAAACATCTTACGACTTAGATAGTCTGTTTTTGTGTGTAAGTTATATTGTGCTTGACTCATTTATATTTTCCTGATGCAAGTACTATCTTGCAAATGTGTTCTAATCTTTCTATGTGCTCATAGGCACGCCATGGACTTGTGTCGATAGCAACAACACCATGTCCTTTGATGCCTACTATATCGTAGGCAATGTTTCCGTTTTTATCCAACTGCAACTGCTTATGACACTGGTCAGCAAGTTCTTGACTGATAGGAGGCACATCAGCCACATTGGGTGCCACCCGTGTATAACGATTAAGTTCTGGAAATGCATCGCTGATAGTACTCAAATCAATACCGGCATGCATGGCGGCAATACAGTATGTTGGATGAACGTGTACTACAACTCTAACCTCACCAGAGTGTTGACCCATTTCTCGTTGTAGGCCAAAGTGTAGGGGAATTTCTCCGCTAGGTACTAAGTTTTTACTGATCTCAGTGTAAGGCAAGTCTCTCCAGTTATAGCCAAAGATACCAGTACCGTTGCCGCTATTGATAGTTCTATCAATTGCAATCTTTTTAAATTGGTCTGGTTGTAGTGTTTGCTTACGCACACCGCTCGGTGTAATATAAAAGTGATCACGGTCGTGGTGGCGAATACTCACATTACCATCACGACTGGTAATCCAATTACGCTTGTAAGCGTCTACCATTATGTCACATATAGTTTCTAACATTATAACTTACAAGCCTCGCAGTCTTCTTCTACGTCAACTTCAACATATTGTTGAGCAACTTGTAGAATCTCATCTTTAGCACGGGATCCTGCTTTGTTGATCAAACTATAGTAGAAAGTTTTTCCACCCCAGTATAAAAAGTTCATTAAATTTTTAGCAATCAATGTAGTAGGAACTTTACGATCTGCAAAGTGTGCTGGATTATAAAAAGTGTTTGTTGAAATACTTTGATCAACATATACTTGTAGTACTGCGGCAGTTTTTAAATAACCGTCACAGTCTTTTTGTTCCCACATCAGTTGATACTTGTTCTTCAACTTGTGATACTCAGGCACAACCTGCACAAACGATCCTGCCTTTGATTCTTTAACTGAAATTAAACTCATTGGCATTTCGATACCGTTGGTGCTGTTGATAACAACACTGGAACTTTCAACTGGAGCAATAGCCATTTGTGTAGCATTGCGCACACCATGTTCTAACATGTCTCCTCTCAAAGTTTCCCAGTCTAGTTCTGGAGTAAAATCTGCTAGGTCATTAGAACCAGCGGCACGTAGTTCCCAAGGAAATTCTCCTTGACCATATCTTGTCTTGTCACTGTGGTCGCACTTGCCACGTTCTTTGGCTAGTTCAACAGTGGCTTCTGTTAGGTAGTATGCTTGATGCTCCATCCACGACTTAATGTCTTGTAGTGCATCTTTCTCGCCATAGCGTAGGCCACGCTTGGCATGCCAGTAGGCCAAGTTAGTAACTCCAATGCCTAGGGGACGGATTTCATCGTTGCTTAACTTCGACTGAATTGATAGGAAATCTTGATAGTCCAATATATTATTGAGGCTTCTATGTAGAATGCGACAAGCCCTGCGCATATCTTCAGGATTACGGAAGGCTCCCCAATTAATTGAACCAAGAGTGCATAAAGCGATGCGCCCATCAGCATCATCGAGACGCTTAAAAGACTTAGTAGGTAAAAGTATTTCACAGCAAAGGTTACTCTGATAAATGGTGTGATACTCAGGATCAAATGGACCTTGGTTCATCACGTTGTCAATAAACACTAGATAGATACGGCCTGTATCAGTGCGCTCTTTTAAGATGCCTGACTTGAATACTTCCTCAGCACTCATAGTCTTCTTGCGAAGGTTTGGCTGACGTTCGTATTTTACGTACAGTTCTTCAAACAGTTTAGTATCTTTGTAGAAGGCTTCGTACAAGTCAGGCACTTGATTGGGATCAAAGAAAGTTATGTTTTCTTTGTTTTTGAATCGTCTCCAGAAGAAAGCACTAAGCACAACCCCATAATCCATATGACGGACTCGGGTTTCTTCTGTTCCTTGGTTGTTCTTAAGTACAATAAGGTCATCAAACTGATGATGCCAAATAGGATAGAATACAGTAGCACTAGCATTACGGATACCTCCCTGACTGCATGAGCGCAAATCTCCGAACCATTTTTTCAGGAATGGTATCATACCTGTGTGCATGATCTCACCACCACGGATGGGACTGCCTAGTGGACGTAGTCGTCCAATTTCTAAACCAATGCCAGCACGTTTACTGGCATACTTGGCCATCATCTCTCCAGAAGCAAATATGCTATCCAGATCGTCGTCACTGCGGATAAGCACACAACTAGAAAACTGTTTAGTAGGAGTGCCGAGCCCAGCCAGCACAGGTGTAGCAAGAGTAAACAAACCATCGGATGCCGCTGTATAGTATTCTTTAATGAAACGCATCCTTGCACTGTTCGGTTCTTCTTTATGGAACACAGTTGCTGCCGCCACCATGTATCTAACCTGTGGAGTTTCATAAATTTCCTTTGTCGCACGATTGCGTACCAAATATTTTTCTATTAACTGCTCAATACTTGCATAGCCGTATTCTTCGTCCTTGGCATGATCGATCATGTCATTCATTCGGTTCCAGTCTTCTTCACTGTACCATTCAAGAAGTTCGGCAGTGTAAAGACCTGTGGCCACATTCTTCTTTACGATTTCATAAAGATGTGGAGGCTCATAGTCTCCATAAACATCTTTGCGTAACATACTAAGTTTTTGTTTGCCTGCTACATATTGATAATTGACATGTCCGACATCTGGATTATTTTCTACATCGATCAAATCTGCAATAGCCCTGAGTGTAACTTCGTCTATCTCTTTTGTAGTCATTCCGTCATAAAAATGTGGCTGTGCTTTGATTTCAATCATCGATTGACTTACATCCGCAATACCACTGCACACTTTAGCCACTTGTGCCTGCCATTTTTCAATGGTGAGTGGTTCTCTACGACCGTCCCTTTTGACGATCATAATGCTTTTTGTCATCCGTTACTCCCTGTGTATTCTTGTTCTAATGCGTTATTTATTGACACTTATCTTTTGTAGAATATTTTGTATGTATGAATCTAACTCAATTCATAAAGTGAACATTTTATATTATACAGTGCGCAGATTAAAAGTCAATGATTAACTTTGGATATCATACCAATATTTCAAAGTTCCATTTTGATTTGAGGAATAATTCAATAAGATTGAATCTTTGATGCCATTGGCGTCGGAGTCGGCAAAGTCTGCTGTGAAGGTCAAGTTTTCTCCTTGACTTAGATTGCTACCAGTTACATCAAAATCATCAGTAACATGAACACGGTCATTAGATAGATCAGCCAATACTGTAATTGTACCTCTTCTCATAAACGCCAAAAGAGGGCATATATAATAGTAATTTATTCTGTAGACTGCATCTTGACTGCCTGGTAGTTTTAATAAAATCGATTCTGAAGTACCTGTGATGCTCTTTGGTGGGAAATACTTTTGATTAGCAATGGCAGTACCGGCAATTTCACTAACATAACCAGTGTCTCTAAATGCTATTGTTGCGGCTGGGGATAGTTCATAGGCACGTTCGAAATAATCATTTTCCGAAATGTTAGTGTCAAATTCGAATTCAATGACTGGATATTTTATAACACTGGCACTACCGCCATTATTGTTACCCACTTCGATATAAGAGTTAAAACTGCTGACGTTGCCAACACCGCGACCGATGTATAGACCTTGTCGATCGATGTCTATGAATTTACATTTTTCAAATCGTGTCCAACGTGGACCAACTTGTCGACCTGAGCCGATGGTGGGGTCAGTAACACCTACCACAACATCCCATCCCATGTATGCACCAATACCTAAGTTAGTAAAGATACAACTGCGGAATGTGTTGTGTTGAATATCATAAGTAGAATCAACACCGTAGGCACAATTTTCAAATTCGCAATTATCGAAGATGTTGTTTTGGCAAGTAACTGACACTGACTTAGACACCAACTCTAGTCCAATATTAAAATCAACGTCACCGTCTAGTGATGTACCAATTTCAAAAGTTGACTTGAACTTGACATCAACAAATTGACTGTTACGCATGGCGTTGGCAATGAATACTGGTTTATTTTCTGCCAACGTTTCAAATGTCACACCTGTGATGTTGATGTATCGTGGTTGTGTTTTACCAGTTTCGTTTGCGGCACTGTATTGATTTACGTCAGTTTCGTATTTGATCAATGTAGCATCGTTTAACGGATCTGTCTTGTAAGGATCACATATGGCAATGGCCGCAGAAAATTCTCCATCGGCACGTATTACTGTTTTGTCTTTGCCGGCGCCCTTTAATGTTATAAAAGGATAGATGTAGATGGGACCAGACACTAGATAGTTACCTGGCTCCATTATCAATTCAACTCTGCGTTTAGGTTCAGGATCTACAATACTTTCTGCGGTGTAGTCAATATAGACAGCATCGATGGCTCGTTGTATAGCATCTCTGTCATCAGTGGTGCCGTCACCCAGGGCGCCGAATGATCTTACTGATACTTGGTCATCCAGTCGTTGTTGCAGTGTACGCTGTACAGGAACGCCTTCGCCTGTGATGTAACTGGCATCACTGCGTTTGTATTGATACTGCTCAACTAGATCAAAAATGTTTGTATTTTCTGTAAGAATACGTGTGTTTCCTACAGCAGGAGCACCTTCACTAACAGAACCATTTCCAATGTATAATGCTTGGTCATCAACAGCCCAGCCGAATTCACCTGACGCCAATTGTGGAATTCCTGTTCCGCTGTTACTTCTGCCACGGCGCACTTGAATGCGCGAAATTTGAACGACTGCCATGTTATATCCTCTATATAGGATATTTATCAGTTATGCTAGTCTGTAGTATTCACCAACTCTGTCACACCAGCGATTTGTCCAATAGTCAAAATCCTTGGGTTCTAGTATAAACTCTTGATATGCATAGTCTTTGCTACACATTAGAATAACACCCTTGCGAATGTTAGTGCCGTGTATTTCGTTGTGTGCTAGGGCGTAGGCTGTGAGTTGTAGAAAGTAGTCGTCGATCCACTCTAGTTTCTTGGGCTTGTTGGTTTGTTTAAAGTCCAAGATACTTTCATCGCCATCATGTATGCCCACACAGTCTGTGGTACCAGCATACAGTTCAGGAAAGTACAAAGGTACTTCACTGCCCCATACTTCCTTGATCTTGGGAAATCCCTGCGCAACCACAATCTTAGCCATGTCTAGACTTTGTTGGGCATATGGGTTAGTTACAGTTTCTTTGAGAGGCTCACCCTTGATGTAGTTTTCCAAGTAGGTGTGCATCCTAGTTCCGCGACTGGCTGCTTCTGTGACAATTTCCTGTGCTTTTTGCTCGCCAACGGCTTTTTTCCAATTGGCTAGTGCAAGACGGGATTCAGCGGGTTTGGTTTTATCTAGTATGGTGGTCACACTAGGAACTTTAGAACCGTCAGGGCAAGCATAAAGTCTCTTGCCCTGCGATTCGTCTCTTGATAATTTGGCGTAGGTAAATCGTTCTTGTAATAGTGTCATGCCTAATTATAACAAAAAAGAGTGATAATGTCAACCTAGATTTTTATTAGTTGCTCTCATTGCTGTTGTTTTCAATGTGTCTTTGCCCGATTTGTTGCCTACTTCCGGCTTGTCTGTTTTATTTTCGGTTTCTAGTTCCACACCGTTGGTGTCAAATCTATGTACTAGTGCTTGTATTACTGGATCCTTATCATAGGCCATTTTAAATGTACCGTAATCAAATTGTTCCATGCCTATAGATTTCCAATCAACTTTACTATTGAACTCGTCCCAGGTGAAAACGGCAGGACGACCTTTTTGATCTGCCCCGCCGATGAGTTGCTTTAATACTAGATTAAGTTTTTGTTCAGACTCAGTTACTTTTTTTTTGGTGCTAGGATGCTTGCTAGTCTGCGGCTGTAGTCAATTGACTCACGCTTGGCACGACCTGCTACTTCGTCACCACCTGCTGCCGGAGCGGCTGCTCCAAACTCGTCAGTGGGTTCAGAATCTAAATCATCAGTAGGTTCCATACCTTGATCATCTGGCATTTCTTCTGCGCCAATGTCCATGCTAGGG